TTTGTCGGTACCAGCGGCGACGCTACGGTCCAGCACGGTCACGCCCACAAAGTCGGCTGCAACGTCACCCGAAGATGCGATTGCGCGGACGGCTTTGTCAAGCGTACCTTGAACTACGCCGATGCCGAAGCCCAAGCCTGCGGATGCTTCGACGGTGCGGCTGATGATGTCAGCCTGCGTCATGTCTGGGATGTGACCCGCGACGCCGGTGCGAATGTTTTCGCTGTAGGTGGTTTGGATTGCCATGTTGGTTACTCCTTAGGTTCTTTCTTGATAGTAGGTGATTTTTTGGGTTTGTCGGTGGATTCCTCAACGATAAAACCGCCGTCTAGCAGCGCCTGAATGTTGATTCCTTCGGCGGCCACGAATTCGTCGCCAACCGTTCCGACCTTTGCTGAATTGATTATGTATTTCATAGGCTCGATGCTTCCATGTTGATAATGACTTCATAGCAAGGGTACAGCGCGCCACCAATCTCGATGGATGATGGGCGACCCTCTGTGATGGCCACGTTCTTTCCTAGCAACTGTGCGGCCATGTTCAACAGTTTGCGTTGTGCATCAAGGTTGAACGGCCCTGGCACGATCAGTTGAATCGGGAACTGCAACTGGATTCGTTTGTTTGTCATCAGGGGGGTTGTGAACGATGGGGCGTTTATGAATGCACACGGGGGCTGTGCGTTTCGTGGGTCGGTCACAATGGTTATGGCAGGGGAAATAGTGCCAAGGGTTGTTGCTAAATCGTCAACCGCCTTGTTTAGTAGGTCGGTGTAGGCGGTAGGCATCAGGCGACCTGTGCGCGCGAAATGCCCACCAATTGCATCACCATTGCTGACAGGGCAACAGGGGGTTGACTGCCCATGTCATTAAACGAACTAAACGCATCAACTGAACCGCGTTGACGGTACAGCGCGCCGCCGTACATGATCGTTCCTAGTTTCACATCCTGTGATGGAACAGTCGAAAGGCTGTCGCCCGTATAACCGCTTTCCTGTCGTCTGCGCCAAATAAAACTATTGGCAGCAGCCGCACAAATCGTTAGGAACGCTTGATCGCCAGCCGTAGCGGTTGCCAAATACAACCAATCGGAAATGTCGTTTGCCGTAATCCATGTGCAGGTTTGGGTATAAACAACACTTCCCGATGATGCGCCGCGATCCACGTTTGTTCCTGTGCAGGCGTAAAGCACCTGATTAGGAATTGATGTGGATTCATCAAATGTCAGGTCGCCTTCGCTGTCTATGCCTGTGAAAAGATATTGGGGGCAGTCATAAACAACGAAAGTTCCCGAAAATGGTGCGGCGATTCCGCTAACAGTTATTGACTGGCCGACTTCAATTTCTGTGGGGGTCAGTAATTGAAGTACGGCATAGTTGTCAACTAATTGTTTATGTGTGACCGTGTATGTAGCCATGGCGGTTAAGCCGCCTTTCTACTAAGCGACGGTGATTTTTTGAACGAACGTTGAACCTACGCCAGCGACAATGTCCTGTGCGAATGTTGCAAAATATCCGTAGTACGAGAACGTGCGAGCCAAAATGTCAGGGTTCTCCACGCTACGCATGCCCTGTTGGGCTTCGTAATACTCGACTGCTGGGGCGTGAACAACAAGGCATGTTCCGTTGGCAAGGTTTCCGTCAACGACGATTTCCAAACCAAGTGGGTTCATTCCTGACCATGAAGCGGCCGATCCTGCACCAAGGGTGTTCATTCCGATTAGGCCAGGTGCGCCGATTGCTGGGAACACTGGACGGTTTACATCGTCAACCTGTGAACCCAACTTGCGCCACACGTCAACTGACACAACCAAATGGGTTGGGAACAGGTTCGTGGTTGCTGAAATCTTTTCGGCTGATCCGTAAATTGCGGTGATCAATGATGAAACGTCGCCTGCGGTAACAGTCCAGGTGTAACCCGATGATGCTGCAACAAAGTTCAAGTAGTCAGCCGCGATGTTGTCGGTCTGCTTCAAGTACTGGCCTGCAAGGTCATTCAAGATTACGTTCATTGCTGCTGGGTCTGTGAAATCCATTGTCTGTTGTGCAATTTGGATTGATCCAGCAACGGTTTGACGGGTCACCGTGTTTGCCGAAAGGGTCATTGTCTGTGAAGTCACAGCCGTTCCCTGTGTGCTTTGTACGCCTGCGGCGGTGTGCTGGGTGATTGTTGGGCGCGTGAATGAAATTCCGCTTCCCTGTGGCATTGCACGTGTACCGAATGCGCTAACAACTGGTCGAATAAAGTTGTAGTTCTGGAACACTGGGCCAAGCACTGGAACAGGCAAAAGGCCTGGGGTGTCTGTGGTCAAGTCTTGCGAGACTGCTTCAATTGCTGACTGGCCTTTGCGCGCTGCTTCGTGGAATGCAGCGTTTACTTTGCGGAAAGTGTCTCCGCCAATGTGCATTGCAGCCAAGTATTCGCCTGCTGATGGCATCTTGAATTCGCGCTTTGATTCAGCAAAAACAACTGGGGAAGTTGGGATTGCTGCTTCGATTGGGGTTGCTTCGGACATGTTTTCTTTCTCCTGTTCTAGAACTTCTAATTTGATATTACTTATTTCGGTTTCATCTTGTGGGATACTCTCGGGTTCGCTCGCGGCGACCTGCGTAATGACGGCATCGGCGAATGCTGGGCGGCCAGTGACTAGCGATAATTCGAGCCAATCGGCAGCCTGAACAAGCATTGTTCCGTCGTCTTGAATCTTGAATTTGGTTGGGTTTACACCAACGGAAACGCTGTCAATCACGCCGTCAAGGCTTAATTGCAGGGCTTCCTCGGCGCGTGATGTTTTGCTGAAACGTGCGGAAAACATCATTCCTTCAGGGGTTTCTACGCGCTCTGTAACAATGCCAACGGCCTGTTCGGAATCGTGGTTGACATACAGTTTCGGTGACTTGCCTTCGGTTGGCAGACTGCCAGCCTCAAAAATCACTTTTGTTCCGTCGCTTACGGTTGCTGCGACACCGTATGGAACGGCGACACCCGAAACGGTGCGTGACGGTACGCCTTCCACTTTTGATGCATCAAGGGTTAGGTCGTGCGATATTAGTTTCAACATGTTTCTAGTTTGACTCCATGCGTGGGGTTTGTGGTGGATTCATTTCTTCATCGTCATCTTCTCGGCTCATGTCGCCTTCGATCATTTCGTCTAAGTATTCTTCCACATCAAACCTGACGATTGTTCCTTGTGGCAGAACGTTGTTCATTGACAATGTTTGTTCAATTGCGAGCATGTAGGAACGGGCCGCGAAAACTAACAAATCCATTCGTGCGCCCTGGTTGCTTTGATAGGAATATGATCCGATGCTGTTTCCGTTAAGGAAAAACGGCACGTTGCACATTCTGGCCGCTTCCTTGGACTGATATTCGGCCGCTTCGTTCAACATCATTTTTGATGCATCAACATCGGTTGGCTGCCATTCCACAAACTGGTTGATCGCTGCAATTTGGTTAGATTTGCGCGCCTGCTCAAATGATTGTGCCAAGTCAGATAGTTCTTGTGATGACAACGGTTCGCCCGTAGTGCGTAGAACGCCAGCAGGTAGCGCTGAACTGGCATTGCGTAAACGTGCCTGTTCTAATGCCAATGATGTCGCAATGATTTCTGACGATTGGTAAAGAATTCCCTGATTACCGCCAATGATCTGAATCACATCATCGGTTGGCAATTGTGCGCCTTGAAAATAGATTTCCTTTGATTTGCCAAACGCAAAAACTGGGCCGTTCATGTCGAGCGTGTTCACCATTGCGGCAGGTAGCCGCGAAAAGGAAGCAGGCATTCCGTCGCTAGTTCTGCTACTAACCCACAGGAAGCATCTACCGAAGAAAAAAAGATCATCCAGCACCCATGACATAAACGCCGAATAACTAAGTTGTGGGTCGGGTTGTGCAAGCCATGATCGCGGCGCAATTGGTTCGTCAATCATTTCTTTTGATGCTTCATCCCAACGCCTGCGATACATTTTCAACGGTGTTGATCCAAGAACTGATGCGATTAAGTCGCGGCTGCGATTTATAGTTCCCACCTGCATTGCCTTGTTCCTCGCATCACCTTCAATGTAGGAATAGAACTGGCCGATGGATTGCGCGCCTGATCCGTTGCCTGTGTAGTACGTGCCACCTGCTGCGGCCTGCACTTTTGGGTCATCTTGTGAGATTGCGGCTTTTGTAACGCCTTTTTTGAACAGGGCCATGGTTTTTAGTTTCTCATATCTGTCGGAAATTTAGTGGCATTGGCCTAGGTCTATCCGATCCCGACGAAAGGTAAGCAAAGGCCAACGCCGATATGACTTTACCTATTTGGCAGCGCAATGATGGGTTTTCCGCTTATGACGGGGCGACTGGCCAGCGCGGCCGCCCACACCATGCATCGAGCCAACGCAATTTCGCCTGGGCTTCGCTGGCTGGAAAGTGCTATTGATGATTCGGCTTTCACGGCGACTGCGCGCTGCACGTGTTCTGATAGTTGTTTTGACCCGTCGTGAACTAGCAGGCCTTCATAGATCATGTTTTTTACGCCCTGTGTGTAGCGCACTATTTCGCCGTAACCCACGATTTCAGTTCGGGTTTGGTATTGGGTGGGCCAATGAATTTGGATTGATGGCGAAATAAGGAAACGAACATTTGTTGCCGCTAAGCGTGTTACTTCGGCCAGCATTGCTGAATAGGTATCGGCCACGAATGCGACGGTGACGGCCACCCTGCGATCGGGCAGTTGCACCGCGCGCACCCCGAAATAGCGTGAATCGTCTAAGGAAACTTCAATCGCACAGAACCCACCGTCAGGGATTGGGTCGCTGTATTCGAGCGCTGGCCAAACACCTGGCGGAATCCATCCCTGATCTGATGCCACCCACAGGTTGCATGATGCGCGCAAAAACTGGGCGCGGTTCGGGTTTAACGATTCGGCGCGCAATGTCTCAACGCTGATCGTGCGCCCCAAACTAGGGTTTCCCCACACCCACGTTGATTCCTGATTCACATCCAACGACGGGTCAGGTGAGAATTCGGCAAAATAGAAACTGGATGTTTTGTTTTGATCTATG